TATCACAAAACTTAATAAGTTTATTGATGATAATACTGTAACTGATAAAGAAAATACTGACGACGATGGTTTCACTATCGAAGATGTAGATGCTACAGTAGAAACACAATCTGATGAGGCTGATTCTACTAGTACAACAGCAACTAATACCGATAATGTAATCGTTAGCAAGAATAAGAAGCATCATAATGGGCCCATGATTTATGGAACAGTGCCTCTAAGTAGACCTCCTATGCCATCGCCTTGGTATGGTAAAGATTATAAAGGAGATGGTCACAATGGAACAACTAACAACGGAGAATCTTCAAGCACTTCTGATAGTGATAATTCTGATACCGTTAGCATCCGTGAACTTGCATCTCAAATATCTACTCTCAATGACATCTTTACCAGCTTTATTGAGGAATTTGAAGAATCTGAGGAATATAACGCTGTTTATGGAAGCGTTAGTTGTTGCGGTAGTGGTTCTTCTTCCACTATTGGAACGCCTATAGTTGATAAGGTACCAGCTGGTGCTAGTGAAAATGATCTGTTCATGATTCCTGTAAAGGATAGTGAAGATGAAGATACTACTAGTGGAACTACAAACTCTGGATCTAATGGTTCTACAAGCAGTAGTGGTGGTACATTATTAGATGACGATGATCCTGATGGATTATTCTTCACTGAAGTTGATGAAGATGGCAACAGCTCAAATATTGAAATTGATTTTTAAAAATAAATCCTGGTAGGTTTACGCCTACCAGGGTTTTTAACTCGAACTTTAATATAATAGAAAGGGAGTGCTATTTATGGTAAACTTTATAAGACAAGATGGCAATAAAGTTATCTTTTCAGGTGATGGTGAATTAATCTATTATGTGCCTGAAAAGTATTTTGATATATCTATAGCTTATACTATAGGTGAATATGTAGAATTAATGGGTATATTTCCCTATGGATTGTTTGATAAAAATGGTAAAAAGCTTAAACTTGGAAGATTTAAACTTCCATCAATGTTTAAATGTGCTCCAAGTAGTATGAGCAAAGAATCTTCTTTACAATTAGTTAGTACTAAAGAACCTAAAGCATATAGATTACTTCACTTTAAAAATGGCGATGAGTTGGTATGCGATATAAATGTGGCTCAAGACTATGAAAATGTAGAAAAATTTAATAAATTAATTACTAGAGGAAATCTTCCTGAAGATATTCCTTACAATGAAATTCATGAGTATTTCTTAGAGAATGCTAAGCTTAATAAATTTAGTTATAAAGTTTCCACTCAACTTATTGGTGTTATTATTAGTGAGCTTTATAGAGATCCTAAAGATTTATCTAAACCATTTAGACTTTCTAAGTCGGATGACATGCTTAACTATAAAGCAATCTCTATTCTTAAGATTCCTAAATATACTTCAGCATATACAGCTATTACATCTGAAAATGCTGATGAAGCTATTGCTGCTGCTATGACCACCTCAGGTAAAGGTAACTCCCCACTTGAGAAGGTTGTAATGGGGTAAGTAGTATAATAAACATATGAATAAAGCTATAAGCTTTAAAATATTTATAAATATTTTAAGAATATTCTTAAAGGAGGTATAAAATATGACCAAGGGTTATCCTAGAAGCCGGTTTGAAATCATTGATCAGACTAATGTTCAAGAAATCCCTCAGACTAGTGTCGGTTCTCCCATTCCTATGGCAATGGCTGCATATACATCAGATAAAGGTCCTGAAGAGTGGCGTTTACTGTTTAATCTGAGTGATTTTACCGCTCAAACTGGTCCTATTAGCTTTTTAAAGCATGGTCAGGCGCAGCTTACTGTCGCTGAGGAATTACGTTCTGGAGCTTGTGTACTCTGCAAGCGTATGGTTTCCAGCGATGCTACTTTAGCTAACGTTACTATTCGTGCTAGAGTTCTTAAGATTGATAATGTTTCTTATGTATATTACTATGCTAACTCTGTAGCCGATATACAGACATTTGATGATGCATGCACCGAGGGTTCTGTAGAGATTGATACTGCAGCGAATGAGCTTGATGTGCCTCTGTTCACTGTTACCCCCATGGGTCGTGGCGTAAGCAATCTGTTCTTCCGTATTGTTCCTGAGTATACCGTATCTCGTAGTGCTTCTTATGTGAAGTATAGTTTTGAGATTTATGAGAACCAGGAGCTGCTTGAGAGCATTATCTTCACTATGAATCCTGATATCATCATTGATGGTGTTTCTCAGGCTATGAACCCCAAGGTTAAGGCTAATTCTAAGCAGGTTAAAGTTAATCTGTATGAAGACGGTCTGTACAAGTTAATTTCTGCTTTGGCTGAAACTACTGAACTTGATGGTACTCGTTTATCTATTAGTCAGCTGATTAATATGGACTTTATTAATGGCACTAATACCCGTGGTACAACTAAGCTTGGTGGTATTGTCGTAGCAGCAGAGTCTGGAGATACCGATCTGTGGACTTCTAATAAGCCCGATAGCATTGGTACTGTCTATGAGTTAAATGATGCTACTGGCGTTCCCATGGATAATGGTTCTTATGGTAAGATGGGTGCTACTCCCATTAGCGAATCTGCTGAGTATACCGATATGCTGTTAGAGGTGTTCGGTAAGAAGCTGACTGCTGATGAGTCTAGTGGTGTTTCTGTAACTGCACTGTTTGATCCTGTTATCTATGACCAGGATGCTTATAAAGTTGACTTTATTTGCGACTGTGATTATGACCCTGCAGTAAAGCAGGCAATCATTAACATGGTTGAATTCCGTGGAGATTGCGTATTCCTGATGGATCTTGGTACTAAGGTTAATTCTATTGCTACTATCCGTGATGCCATGGATACTGGTAAGTTTAATTCCGAGTACTTCTCCAATTATGTTGCTATTTATCATAACTGGTGTAAGATCTATGATCCGTATACTTCTAAGCAGATTACTGTTACTATTCCTTATCTGCTGGCATCTCGTATGGTATCTCATATCTCTGAAGGCGTTGGTCTGCCTTTTGCTGGTATTCTGCACAACATTACCTTCCCTGAAATTGTTGAGAATTCTCTTAACTTCCTGCCGGTTGAGGTACCTGGACTGGATCAGAAGCAGTTGCTGGTTGATATGAACGTCAATTATATTAGCTTCTATGATGGCACCCCTGTTATGGAGACTATGTATGTCAACTCTGCTGATTATACTCAGTTGAGCTATCTGCATAACATCATGGCTGTTCAGGATGTTATTAAGACTATTCGTACTAAGTGCCCCAGAACTCGTTACACGTTCCTTAGTGGCACTGATCTGCAGAATTATATTGATGATGCTACGGCTGTTATCAATCAGTATAACTCTAACTTTAAGAGCATTTCTATTCAGTATATGGCTGATGAGAAGTATGAATCCAATAATATCTTCTATGCTACGCTTAAGGTTCAGTTTAAGAACTTCGTACAGGAAGAGTATTTCCGTGTAATCGCTATTAGCTAAGGAAGGAGGAACAAATTATGGCTTGGACTAATCAAGTATCTACTAGTTACGATGGTACCGTTACAAGCACTAATACTATGAGCGGTATTATTGATAGCAACACGAAAGTTTCTAGTCTGTTTGCTAATACTAAGAGCTTTAAGGATGTTACCAAGTATAACTTGATGCGTGGCGTTCCTGACTTTGGTTCTTTAGTTCAGTTTAACCCTTATGAAAGTGGTTATGCTGCTTTCATTATTTGCGGCATGCCTAAGTTCATTGAGGCTCTTGCTGCTGTTAATGATTCTTATAACTCCCTGGTTGAAAACTGGAAGCATATCATTGAGTATGAATTCAAGAGCTTTGATGGCATCCAGGATATCAGTGCTGATACTACTCAGCTTGGTGATGACCTGAACAACATCAACGTTATCACTAAGGTTAATATGCAGAGTGCTACTGAGTTCTCTCTGACTTATGATGAGAAGTCTGGTTCTCCCTTAACCAAGTTTGCTAAGCTGTATCTGACTGGTATTAAGGATCCTCGTACTCAGGTTAAGACCTATCATGGTCTGATTCACTCTGGTGCTATGGAGCCTGGTTTCGAGAATGAGGTCTTCACGTTCCTGTATATCGTTACCGATAACACTATGCGTGAGGTTGAGGCTGCTTATCTGCTGCTTGGCTGCCAGTTGAACTCTGTCGATACCGACATGTACAACTATACCAAGGGCGATATTGGTAAGAAGGAGACTACAGTTAAGTTCAGTGGTTATCCTGTTACTTCTAGCTTTGTTGAGCTGGCAGCTAAGGATATGATCAACTTCCTGCTGAGTGCTGACGCTGGTGCTCGTCAGATCATTGTTAACAGCAATGACTTCAACTACACGGGCATGTCTGACATTACCGATACTCTTAAGGAGTATGGTGCTAGCGATACGAATACTTATGCTAGTTTGGCTGCAAAC